GCTGGAGGTCGCCCGGTAGGTGGGCGGCTTCGCGTAGGAGGACGCCGAGGAGGTGGCGTTCCGCGGCGACGTTATTCGGCGGGATCATGGAAGAGAGGGTTGGGGATGGGGGCGTGGGTGCCCGTGGTCAAGATGCTTTAACGACAGGCACGGTCGAGGTCTGACTGGCGGTAGTAGGAGACGCTCCGAGGGTTGCGGAGGATGCGGACAGGGAGGGCCATGCCGTCGATGCGGTATTGCACGCCGCGGACGGTGCGCCGGTGCTTGTGGGCATACTCGGAGAGGGTGACCCATCCCTTGGGGGCCTTGAACTTCTCGAGGGCTTCAGCTGCGGCCTTGGCGGCGGGCCAAGACTTGAACCTGGGCGACAGGCGATAGATGAAGCGGCCTCGGCGGACGGTCTTCTGCTCGGCGTAGCCTGCCTTGACGATGCGGGCGAGCGGCAGGGAGACTCCGGCACGGGTCGTATAGCCTAGGAGGCGGACGACCTCCGTGGTCTTGTGCCAGCCTTCGGGGGTGTCGTCGGCGTTGATCGCGGCGACGAGGGCGTGGGCGTCGAAGCGCTTCATCGGGCCTTCGGGGTGAAGACCTTGAGGTCAGTTGTCCAGACCCAGCGGGAGCCGACGCGGTGCACGAGCCAGACCTTCCAGTCCTTGCCGTCGACCCAGCCGGCGGCGAAGCCTGAGCCCCAGCGGGAGGTCGCGAGCCGGTGGGAGGCATAGGCCATGGCGTCCTTCTGGCAAAGACAACCGGCGGAGAAAGCGGCGCCGCCTTCAGCCTTGGTCAAGTTGACCTGGGCGAGCGTGTGGGTGTGGCCATGGATCAGAGCGCCTCCGCGGTCGGCGTAGTGCTTGCCCTGCTCGGCGGTGGCGTTGAGGCCGTGGGCGTAACCATGGATGAAGGCGACCTGACCTAGTCGGTATACGCCCTTCTCGGCGTGGTAGGGGAGGATGGTCTTGGCTCCGCAGCTCTTCGCGGCGGTCTTGATGCGGGCCTCTAGGTCGGCGCAGTAGTCACGGACCAGGGCGGAGCCGGAGGTATGCTGGAGGGCTTGGGCGCGGTGCTCGTGATTGCCCATCAGGTAGACGGTAGGCTTCGTGCGTTCGAGGAAGGCTTCACCGGCCTCGATGTCGGAGATGAGGGACTCGGCGCCTTCGGCATCCTGCCCGGCCCCACGGCGCAGGGATCGGAAGTCAAAACAGTCTCCGAGGTGGACGCGGACGGTCGGCTTGTAGTCCTTGATGAACTCGACGAGGGCCTCGACGGCGTTCTCGTCGGCCATGTCGCCGTGGTTATCACCGAAGGCGACGAAGCGGGTCGGGGTGCTCATTAGCGGACGTTAATGTAAGGGATGGGCTTGCCGGCGTCGAAGGCCGCGAGCATCTCGTCACGGCGCTTGCGGGCCGTCTCGAGGTCGCTGGCGATGTTCTCGACGATGTCCTTGCCGCGGCGACGCAGGCGGAACCAATAGCAGTCGCCGAGTTTCTGAAGGTGATGGTTCGGGTTCTCGGCCTTGATGTAGGCGGGCTTGTCGTTTCGCCCGGTGCGGGTATACTTCGGGCAAGCCAGCAGGAAGGCCACGCGGTCGGGGGACAGGCCGACCTTGTTCGCCCAGCGCAGCGTCTCGGGGTTCATAGTTTCCATGAGCGGGCGAGGTTGCGGCCTTCGGTCATGATCGCGTTACGCGAGGACGGCCTGAAGATGTACTCCTGGTCGAACAGGTGGGACGCACGTATCTCGGCGATGCTGTCGAGCTCTTCGTCGTTGGCAGGGCCGACCCCAGCGGTGGCGACGTAGATGGTGCGGACCTTCCAGCCCTTCTCCCAGAGGATGTCCTGGCAGACGCGCAGCTCGTTGACGTAGCGCCAGTCGGAGCAGACGACCGTCTCTGGGGAGGGTTGGTCGTGGTGCTTCATGACCGGGCACCAGTTGGCGAAGTGGCGGGCGAAGACGTCCCGATCCATGCGCCGTGCGAACTTGCCCGCGTGGACGAGGAAGTCGCGGTTATCCACCTTGAAGTCCTCCTTGAAGAAGTCCCCATCAAGGCCGAGGTAATCCATGTAGTGGTTCGCGGCCTCCTTGAGGGCGTCAGCGAAGTTGATGTGCTCGGCGGGCCGCTGAGACCACTCGAGGATGCCGGAGGCGAGCGTGTCCTTGCCCGCCCTGGCGTAGCCTGCGATCAGGACGAGCGTCGGGGCGGACATCGGCGTGGGTGCTTCGGTCACGGGATTAGAAGGGAACGCCTTCGGGCGGCAGCGGCTCTTCGGGGGCGGTCGGCTTTTGAGAGCCGCGGGGATACGTCATCTTGTACTTATACTGAGGCTTGCCCTGCCACTCGCCGTTGGCTTCGACCTCGACGCCGACGAGGATGGTCTGGCCGCAGGCGGGCTCGAGATACTGCATATACTCCGCAGGGGTCGCGTCCAGACGGATCTCGTTGGTGTACTTGCCGGAGAACTTGCCGACGAGCATGGCGAGCGCCTTGCCGTATTTGCTGGAGAAGTTCTTGGACAGGCAGAAGCCCTTGTCGTCGACGAAGAACAGGCGGCAGGACGTGGTGCCGTCCTCCCACTGTTTGACCTTCTCGAACTTGGGCTTGATGAGTTTCAGCTTGTAGGTGCCGTTCGTGCTGATGGACGTGAGCGGGACGCGGTTGTTTTCGGTGGTCATGTTGGTGGGAAATTAGGCGTCAAGGGCTCGGGCCTTGCTCATATTCTTGTGGTAATAGGCGACAGCGTAGGCATCGCAGAAGGCTTGCTTGTCCACGAAGTCCTTGAGGCAAACGTGGTAGGGCCAGGTCTCGTGCAGCTTGCCGTTCCTATGGCATCCATCAAGGATGTTATCTCCGTCAGCCTGGTATGATCTCGGCGTGACTGCTCCATTGATTTTTTCATCGATGGTGCAATCGCCACGGACAACCCACTGGTCATTCTCAAAGATGACTTCATCAAAAGAGGTAGTCGTGATGCGCTTGGCTTGAAAGCCCTTCATCACACCGGGCGATGCCAAGGCGATAAAGCCAAGGTTGTCGCCGATGTCAGGAAGAGTCCTAGTTAAGGTCTCAGGAGGAAGGCTCAGGAACTGATTGATTTTCATATGCGTGGATTAGGCGAAGTTGATATTAGTCGCGGCGCTGGGCTTGGCGGCGATGTCGATGGTGGTGATCTCGGTCTGGTAGCCGGGCCAGTTGCCCGACGCCGTGCATTCCTTATACAGGGTCAGCGCCTTCTCGAAGTCGAAGGCGGCCCCGGTCATCAGTTCCGGCCCCAGCTCGTAGACCGCGTGGGCGTAGGGCGGCTCCTTCTCGACGGCGATGAAGCGGAAGCCAAGGACGCGGCACTTGTAGGCGGACTCGACGGCGTGCCGGTAGAAGTAAGCCTGGAGGGCGTACTTGTATTTTCGGACGGCCTGAAGGAAGCCGTGACTTGAGGCGTCCTCACACGTTTTCAGATCGTAGATGTAGCCGTCGTCGGAGATGCCGTCGATGGCGCACTTGACCAGGGTGTCGCCGAGGAAGGCGGTGAACATGACTTCGGTCTTCGTCAGCACGATGCCGTTCTGCTTCATGCAGGCCGCGGCGGAGTTGGCCACGGCATCGACGAGGGCGCCCTCTTCGGCGGTCAGGATGGCCTTGCCTTCGTTGGCGGTGACGAACTCGGCCCACTCGGCCTTGCCTTCCTTCGTGCGCTTGTCCACGTCCGGGGCGATGGCGTGCGTGGCGTTGTAGGCGTCGAGCCCTTCAAGGGCCAGCTTGTGGACGGCGGTGCCTACGCGGAGGGCCTTGGAGTCCTCGCGGGTGCGGGCGAGGTAAGCCTGGTAGTGGGCAGGGGACTTGAGCAGTTCCTTCGCGCCGGATTGGTTGAGCGCTTGGATGCCGTCATAGATGACGCGTTCGGTGATGAGGTCGGGCATGGGTGTGTTATTGGGTGTTGGTGGGAAAGGTCAAAGAAGGGCCATGATGGCGTCGGCCTGATCGGGGCGACGGCGCTGGATGGCGGTCACGCACATGGTCGAGCCCACGGCGAAGCGGGAGCAGGCGACCGGGCGGTTGGCGTAGGTCTTGCACTTGCCGGAGCCGGAGAGGTGCGGGCATCGGGAAGGCAGTTCGGCGAAGGTGCGTCCGACGATCATGAAGACCTCGCCGCGGGCGGCGTAGAACTCGGTCGTGGTCGGGGACGCGTCGATGGGCAGGAGGATGCTTTCACAGCACGCACCCTTGCAGAGTTCACAGGCTGTCATCTTCGGGGCTGGCTTCTTCGACGCTGGCGGAGATGCGGCGCACGTCTTCAAGGGCTGACTCGGCGGCGTTCTCCATGGTCTCGAGCGTATTCCGCAGGACGCGCAGCTGGACGACGAGCACGTGGACACGGTCATGGAGCGGCTTGACCTGGGCGGACTCATCGGCGGTCTCGATGTGATCGGTGAAGACCTGAAGTTCGGTGATGGCCGAGCGGTTGAGGTCGGAGAGCGTGATGATGTCGGCGTCGTGCTGTTCATAACGTCCGGCGATGTGCTGGACGGTGGCGAGCGAGCCCGTGATGTTCTCGACGAGGCGCTTGATGTTTTCGCGGTTGGTCATGAGCGGGTCGGCGTGAAGGTAAGTTCCTTTATCTCCCCATTAGGGGCAAGCGTAAAGAAGCGGACGGCGGAGCGGGACAGCGACGGGTAGGTCTTGCGCTTCCACGCGTTGAGGTCGGTCAGGAAGTCGGCGTGCTTGCGGGCCGTGAACTCGACGTATGGGAAGCCGTCCAGCAAGAGCAGCAGAGCATACTGCTTAGGCACGGTGGCCGCGATCCGTTCGATGCCTTTGGGGACGTCGGCCATCAGAGTTGCCCGGTCTTGGCGCGGTTCCACTTGGCGATGGTGGCGATGCAGCAGGCCTTCGAGATGGCGTCGAACTGGCAGAGCTCGGACTGCATGATGTCGTCGAGGACGCGGGCGAGTTCGTTGCCGGCGTAGCGCATCTCGGAGATGGTCTTGGCCTGAGCCTCGGCGCGGGCTTCGGCAGCCGACGCGAGGTTCTGGTTGTGGAGGTGCCGCATGGCGGCGTTGACCGGGTCGAAGGGGTCGAAGTCAGGCTTGCTCATTTGGTCAGCGGGCGGGGGGTGGGGGAGAAGGCAGGGGCAGAAGGTGCGGAGGCCGCAGAACGGAAGCCAGAGGCCACGGCTCCGTCATCGTCGAGGTCGACCGAGATGCCGCAAGCGGTCTGGATGGACTGCCGGCGGATGTAGGTGATGGCTCCACCGATCTGCTGGGCGGTCAGACCCTCGGCCTTGACGAGCAGGGTGCCGAACTCGAAGCGTTCGCCGGAGCTGTGGAGGAAGGCAGTCGAGACGCCGACCTTGCCCTCCTGGCTGACGAGCGTCTGGATCAGAGCGAGGTCGTGGTCGAGCAGGACCGGCTTAATGGCGTCGAGCAGCGCGTCGAGGGAGACGTACTTGGCCTTGAAGGCGGGGTTGATCTTGTTGGCCTTCACGTTGTCCAGGGCGGCGAGCGCTTGGACGAGGGAGGCGGTGGCGGAGGATGTGGGCTGTTTGCTCATGGTGGAGATTATTTGGTGGCGTCGGCCTTAGTGACTTCACCGGCCTTGATGGTGGCCTCGATGTCGGCCAGGGACATCCGGGTGTAGTCGGGGACGAAGAGGTTGTAATATGTCACGCCGTTGCGGACAGTCGGGGTCAGGAGGCGGGCGACCTTCTGATCAGGTAATACGATGTATGACGAGTCCGCGATGATGCGGTATTCAGTCGGAAGTTTGGAGTCTTTCTTCATGGGGAAATTAGTTGATGACGCCGCGGGTAGCGGAGTCGAAGATGAGCAGGGCGTCGGCGTTCCAGAGGGTGACGTCGACGGAGGGAAACAGTTCGGCAGCGCGGGCCTTCAGTTTGTTCTTCCACTGGGTCGTGGTCAGTTCGCCCTTGGTGCCACAGGTGTGCGTCTTCTGCCAGATGGCCGGACGGATGCGGTGAATCTTCCAGCCCATGGCGACGGCGGCGCCGTAGAGGACGCCGGTGTTCCACATCAGTTTGCCGATGGCGGAGCCGGGGATGTTCTTGCCGGCGAAGAGCGGAGGTTCCTCAAGGTAGAGCGAGACGTCCTTGGCCTTGCAGCTGAGATCCGCGAGCAGTTGGCAGACCTCGATGTCTGACGACGGCATCTTAGCGCACTCCACAGGGTCACCGTCTGCCGACCAGACAATGCCGCCATTTACGCCAGGGTCGATTGCCACGATGAGATGAGCCACGGCAAGACCCTTTATCGGGGCTTGGCCGAGGACAAGCGGAAAAGGTTGGCCACTCGTTCGGCGTAGTCGTTCGGCCTGAACTTGCGGTCAACGGCCCCCGACCAGCCCACGTTCCAGACCAGGGCGAGTTGTTCGGGGGTCGGGTCGGGCTTGCCGATGCGCTTGAAGTTGTCGCGGATGGTGCGAAGGTGGGCGGCCGCGATCATGTCCTGGGCGGTCGGGTTGCGCCACTTGCTGAACTGGTAATGATAGTGGCCTTCCCTCTTTAGCCGTTCGTTTGCATCGTCCCAAGCGGCCTTCCCGACCTGATACATCCCACGCTCTCCGGCCTTGCCGACGGCCTTGCGGTTCTGGCCGGACTCGACCATGGCGATGCATTCCAGCAGGGTGGCCTCAGCTGCGGCCGCGGCGTTGAGCCCGAGGAGCAGCAGGGCGACGACGGAGAAGCGCTGGTTTAGGGTCACGGCTGGCTCTTGCCCTCCTTGGCGGCGTTCCAGGCCCTTGCGAAAGCCGAAGCCATAGCAAACATACAGTCCGTGTTTTCGAGTTCCTTGGTCAGCCGCTCGACCTCGGCCTTGAGATTGTCTGTTTCGGATTTCAGGTGTCGGTAATCGGAGAGCAGGACAAACCTTGGTTCAGACTCACTTCCAGCAATGCGGAGACGCTCGACCTCGGCCTTCAGGCGGGCGTAGTCCTCGTATCTCACCCATCCGCACTTCTCTTCGGTTTCCTCGATAATCAGAGCGGAGGGGGCGTACTTCCCTTCAAGGTGTTCAGGCTTTACGCATCCGCATTCCCTGATGCGGAAGATATATCGTTTCGGTTCGCTCATACGCGTCTCGGGACTTGTGATCCGGCGACCTCGAAGCCGTCGAGCTCGTAGGAGTAGGTTATGCCGACCCAGCCACCGGCGGCGGCGTAAGCCTGGAGCGATACCTTGGTGGCGCCGTCTTCGTGCAGGGCTTCGTGATAGTGGTGCAGGAGTTTCTTCATGCGGCCGGAGGCGATG